GCTAAGATCCTTAGTCATATATTTTGTATCACTATATTTTTCATCTGGGGCATTAGAAAATTCTTCTTCTTCCATTTCCGCATTATCCATAGCCAATGCCATTGGCATAGTCTTTGCTGGCATTGGCATTGACATCGACGAGCTATCTAGTCCAGCACTTTTTAACAAACTCATTAGTTCGTCAACATTTTCTTTGCCGCTTGCATTTAAGCTAATGTTCATACTAACTGGAGTGCCTTCACGTTGCGGCATGCCGCCCATTGTGCCTGGCATAGTGCCGCATTCAGCTACTTGTACTTTGTCAAAAGATTCAAGGATTTTTTTCATCGCGCCTGCTTCTTTTTGTGCGGTACCTTTAATAGTTCCTTTTTCAATGCCATTAAGAGTGGCGAGTAGTTTATTCATATCCATAATTAGTTTCCTATGACGCTAGTTGCGTTTTCTTTAGTATCCATCTGTTTGCTCTTACCGCTAGTAACTGCACCCGCAGGTTCTACGTTTCTTTCTTTACGAGCAATTTCTAATTCTTTTAATAGATCCATCACTCTATTTTGACCAACATTAGGTTGGGCACTTTCACCGCCCATATCTTGTTTAGTTAACAAAGGTTCGTAAGGTTCATTTTCTTTAATATTTTGTTGTCTTTCTAGAGGATCATTTTCACCTCTAATTACCCAGCGATTTTTTGCAATCATGCAGTTGTCTGCTAGGTAGTGTTGTAACACGTGACTTGTTGTGGGATAGTTAACTTCGGCTTCAAACATATGAACTTCCATATTTTGCATCTGTGGAAAATCTAATGGAGTTTCTTGAATAGGTGTACGTTTTGGTGCTGACAGTTTAACTAGTTCAAATTTTTCTAGGTTGCGCTTCATACTATCCGCAAATCCTTCGGGTAGATCACCTGCTACCTTAATTAGAAACTTGTAGGTCTTTTTAGACTCTGTTAAAAAATCTTTAAAATTCTTCATCGTGTGCAATCCCATTGTTTATTATTTATCATTACTCATGCCTTTGAGCCGTTCAATTAAGCTATTACGGTCAGTAACAACAAACCCTTTTCCGTCAATTATTCCGCTATCGTTGTTATCTTCTTTATCTAATTTTTCTTTTTTAAGCTGTAATTCAACCATTTTTAACTTCTTGTCAATCTTAGCTACTTTAGCGTCAAGACTGGTCTTAAGCATATTGCCTGCTACTTCAAATACCCTACCACTGTATCTTGCCTCTACATTCATACCTAGATCCATTAGATCTTCATAAGCGTCAAGAGCTCGTTGAGCAATATCATTTAGTTCAGTATCAGCCATGTCGCCTAACCCTTGAACCTGTGGTAATGCGCTGGCAATTTTGTCAAATTCAGCTATGTCGCGTTTAGTATTTTCTTGTTCAACTACTGCTGCTTCTTTAACTCTCTTTTTTTCAGCAGACCGCACGTTATCTACTATTTCTTTAGATTCTGGCAAGTTTAATAATTCTTCTAATTTTTTAGTCATACAAGATTTCCATTAAGAAACGTATATTCAAAATTTTTAAAATCTTCTTGAAAAAAATCGTACACAAAATCTTTAGTTTTTTGACTTTTGTAATAGTGTCGATAATCGTCCATCCTAGTAATGTTTATTTCTGGAAAATCTAATCTAGTATAAAACCAATCTTCCATTATTTTAAAATCGTTTTCTAATGTTTCGTATTTAAAGATTGTAGTTACATATTTTGTATACTCAGTAAGACTGTTGTCTACTACCCAAAATTTTCTATGATCTTCAATACACTCTAATAGCCATTGCTCAAACGTTAATGACGTAAAATAATCCTGGGCTCTAACTGCTTCAATTCTTTGTTTTTCCCATTGCAAAATTTCTTGGTCAGTAATTAACTCAATTCTTTTTTGATCAACTTGTCTAAGAGCGTTAGCTTGATAATAAGAAAATGTACTTACTACACGATCGTAAGGATTTCTAATTATTGTAAATGTTTCGCCAAGCGGTATGTTTTGAGAAATTAAATCTGAGGCACTTGCATGCATATTAAACAATACTGTTTGCTTATCGTGATGACGTATCCATTGGGTAAGACTTTGGCCTGCTGTCTTTGGTATATGTATGAATGTTTTTAGCGTATTATTTTTATCTCGAAACTGACAAGTTGACATTATTTTTTTCTACCTTGATGAAACATATCTCCCTCGTTTATAATTCTAAACTTAATGCCCTGTTGTTTACACCAAGCATATGCCGCTTCCCATTTAGCCTGATTAACTACCCATGCTGCTTGATTATGTCGACTTTTGCCAACCTTTTCTATTAGAGTTTGATTAGCTGGTTTAACTTCTATAAGTTCAACAAATTGTTTTCCTGATCTATCTCCATACGAAATAAAAAAATCAGGTACATATATTGTGTATTTTCCAGTTAAAGGGTTTCGATAAGGAATCTGTACAGCTTCGCTGGCCCATTTTGTAATTGAAGGATGCTCGTCGCACATTTTCATAAAAGCAAATTCCCAACTGCTTCTGTAAGTTGGGGTTCGCGTGCCTATATATTTTTCAGGGTTTTTTAGAGCAAATTTTCCCTGGGCAAACTTTGACATATTATATTAAAATATTTCTACGTTCTGCTTTATCGGCAACGATTTCGCGTTTAAAACCCAGTGTGCTGGTTCTTTTTCTATTATAGTTAAGTACTTCTGCTACTACTACACTTAGTTGTAGATCTTGAAGACCTTTAAGTGTTTCAATTAATCTAAAAACTTTAATATTATCTAATTTTGCTTGTTGTAGCAGAACTATTGCAACTGATGTTGCAGCACTGGTATCAAAATTTCGACTTTCAAAAAATGCAACTACAGTATCTAAATCGTTAGACGAAACATTAATTGGTTTTGTAAAGTATCTATCAAAATAAAGATTAACTTCTTTATCTGAACGTTTAGTTACTGGTTGAATTGGTAAATTTGAATTTGTCATTCTATTGCTTTGTCTTTATAAATTTGTTTACGAGCATCAGGTAATGTTTGCCACGACTGTATATAATTATTAACGCCACCCACTGCACCGCTAGTTAAATAGTCTCTTTTATATAGCTGAATTGCTGCCGCTTCTAATGCTAATGGATTTTCTAAAAGTTCTTGTCTTGAAAACTGAGTAACTACAATAGCACCTGAGGCTGTTGCTCCGGACCCTGTTGCATTAGTGCCAGTAGCCGGTGTAGATCCGCTGATTGACGAAGCTGTAGTAGTTTGATTACTGCCGCCTGATCCGTTATTTTTAGGGAATGATGAATTAGCAACACCGCTTACATCTATACCTGCAATATCGCCAATAGCATCTTTAACTATGTTGTATCCTTCTTGTCTTAAACCTTCAGATGTTAGACCTTCAAGGCTTCTTATAAACTGAAACGCTGCTAGGCCTGCTTCTAATGGACTTTGAAATGTTGACTTGCCGGAAATAAAATCATAAAGGTCTGCGCCTGCTCCAAAAAGTCCGTCAATGCCTAATTTTCCGCCCCCTAGTAACGATATTGGAGAAGGTTGTCGATCGTAATGAGTTGGGCCGCCGAAGCCTGTTGGACTACCGTCGGCTCCAGCCTTAACTAATCCTCTAGTGTAATGCACAGCTTCGTATGCAACGCTTATAGAATTTTGCATAGTAGTGTTACCATCTGCGCTGTCCACGCTGTCGTGTGACCATGTTGTAATTATTGGATTAACAATAGTATATGTTGTGTAAGATTTTCTAGAAAGTTGACTTATTTCTATACTTTGAAAAAACGGTACTGAGATATCATTATCTAAACCATATTTGTATTGGTTAAATCCAGTGCCTCTGTAAGTATTATCGCCACTGCCTGCTTTATTATATGCGCCAGGAATTCTTCCGTAGCTTGCATCAGCAAAATAATATCTATAATATGCTTCTAGTAGTGCAGTAGTTACACCGTAGTTGTCGTCGTGAAACGCGATGTTAATAGGATCATAAGTTATAGAAGTATGTACGTTCTTTTTTCTATTATACTTGTTTTTAGTTTCAACATTAGCTGAAAATTTAGGTAAGTCTGCACTTTTAACTAACATGCCTATTTCTAAATTGTGTTTGTCTGCTAATTCAGGCAATATAGTTCTTACAATTGGATCTAGCTTAAAATACACATGAAAAAGAAACTTTTGTTTAGGTGCAAATTTTAATTTGCCGTCAATAAACAGGCGACTTGCATGTTGCCAAGAGGCCATATTTCCCTTGGGACCTAAAATCCCTGAAACTAAGTTGTCTAAAAATCCGTTAGATGTAGCTGGCATAATAATATTTATCTATTGTAATTAAGTGATCGGATAATAAAAAAGGAGCCGAAGCTCCTTTTTGTAGTTAAAATCATAACTAGATTTAAGTGCCGCCGCCGGTAATTAATGTACCTAAACCGCGTCCTACAGCAGTGCCAATACCAGTACCCTGCGGTGTTTGGATAGCATTGTCGTATTGTATTTCTAATGTAATTGTAACAGGTTCGTTGGTTGCATATGACAACGTATTGTAGTTAGCATTAGTAACAAAACAACCATACAACTCAAAAGTTTCTAGCACGTTTGGTGTGTTAGCACCGTTACCACCGTCTAGAATTTCAATACGTGTTGTAAACTTATAATCTTGACCGCTTGCCGCACTAGATTGTTCGTAAAAGTCAAATTGTTTCTGTAACTGTTCGCCAACAAGTTTTTGAACTGCGTTATTAACATCTTCACGCAAGTTAAGTGTAATTGGCGCCCAAGTGTGTTTCCCAGCTAGATATGCTTTAGAGTTATATGCATGAATTTCCATTGGTTCAAATGAAACCGTTGGTCTAGTAATATCTACAACCTGCTTTGTTAATTCAGTTGTCGGCGTTGATACACCAAAGTTTTCCAGTGACACCCTGAAGCGGTACTGGAGCTTGGGCATCAACAGACCCTGTGTGCTAGCGGAGTCTCCGCTAGCAATTTAAGCGCAATGGAATGTAGATAAACTCAATTGCCTTAACTGGCTCAATTGCGACATCAACATAAAGTTCATTGCGGTCAATTCTGTTTGGAGTATTATTAGATTCGTCACATACAACTAAGTAGTCGTAAATGGCTCTCTGACCAACTAGTTCAAGTAATAAGCTCTCAACTGCTCCTTTAATTTCGTCTCTTGTGATCTTATCGTTAGGTTCAAAAATGTATGGTTTAGCTAATAACGTTAATTGACTACGTAGGTATACTACTAAACGTGCTACGTTAATACGATCTAAAGCACTTGCATTTCTAGCGCGAGTTTTTTGACCAAAGTTTACCAAGCCAGCGCCAGCAATTGTAGTAATAGGATTAACAGCGTTAGTATACAGTGTATCGCGCTGTCCTTCGTTTAGAGTTACGCTTACAAATTCACCTTCACTGTTAATATAACCAGTTGAACTTGCATTAGTAATTCCGCCACGTCTTGTACCAGCTGGTGCAAACCATGGATTAGACACATTGTCGCTTAGTGCAATAGTGCGTAACATCATGTGACTTGGTGGTACAACAATATTATTACCAAAGTTATCGCTAGTAAAGCCCCATGGATAGAACACTGCAAGATATTCATCTCTTGTTGCTAAACCTTCGTCGTTGTCTTCAGCTACTTGTTTTACGTTAGTTGCCCATTCGTTTAATGTTGTAGCATTAGATTGTAATCTTGCAGGTGGATCACCTAATACAAATCCTGATAATCCACGATCATAGTTAAGGCTAACTAATTCACCAATTAGCTCTGGATATCCAGGTGCTGAAAGTATGTTAAAGATTCTTGAATCGTCATCACGTATGTCATCGTTGTTATTGATAACAGCTTGCATAGCCTGTAATACAACTTTACGTTGTGCCTTGCGACCAAAGCTACCAGAACCATCATTTTGATTACCACTTTCTGTTACCCAACGATGTGGATAATAGTTTCTCATGTCAGCATCTGCTAAACGTGTATTTTTATCGCCTGTGTTAATGTAGTTGCGAACAAATTTCTTAACATTAAATCCTGAACGGCGTAGATTCCATAGCAACATACCTTTTGGATACAATGCAGGATCTGGACAATCTGGATCAATATAGGCACTGCCTAGTAAATCTACTATTTCTGCCTTTGCGCTTGATTCGCCAGTTAAACTGTAACGTGCATCAGCAAATAATACACCGTTTTCTGTTGTTTGATCAGCTGAATCTAGTAACTCCCAGCGATCTGTTACTTCTCTATATTTGTAAACTGTAGGATAATTTTCTAAATCACTAGTATCAATCCATAAATCGCCAGTAACTAGATCAGTACCGTCGCTCTGTTTAGTTGGCTGTGTTGCACTTATAATAGGACCGCCAGGACTTGTTTTTGCAGTGTCTAATACATTATAGTAAGGACTTGCATCAATACCAGCTGCACCGGCAAACTGATATCCTACCCAAGTAGTTCCGTTGTGTACAAGAATGTCAACTTCATCGACAATAGAATTGTACCACAATGTACCATCTTCAGCTAATGTTGTAGGAGCATTTGATCCAGGTGTATAAGATAATGGTCTCCAGTTAGTTAGTCTATATTCTTGTGGACTAGTTGCGCCGTTAGTGCCAGACTCGTATACAACATTTGGTGTTCCGGTGTTAGCGTCAACAAATGGACTAATACCTAACTGTGTAAAAA